AGGCTTACTGAAATAGAAGGGCTTAAACTTACACTAATGCTCGGAGACAGAGAAGGGCTGAGACTAACTGAAACCGATGGACTAAGGCTTGGAGAAATACTCTCAGAAACTGCTGCGGCTTTTATCTCAACTCCTATTCCCCCTACCTGATTAGCTGCCGTTTCCCAATCCATATCTATTGAAATATCATTTTCAGGTCTATACTCTGTAGCAGCGGCAACGCTTACATCTTCCGATAATCCTAACGCCGTAAAACCAGCCCCAACTATTGCTTGATCAGATATACCAAATGCTCCAAAAGCCGCATTATTTACATTTCCGAACGTCGCCAAATCTATTATTAATGGAGGATTACCCGTTTCATCTTTTTCTGCTACCGATTGAACTATTGCCCCCGATCCATTAGAACCCGATGTGTCAACATTAGAAAATTCATCAACAGACCAAGCGACAAACGATTGATTCTGCCCCCCAAAGTCAATACTAATTACTCCAGTTTGACCGCTTGAAACCATAGTGCGAAGAGTTGATACTTTCCTTCTTGATGTTCCTGACGTATCGTAAACAATATTATTTACAGCTTCCCACGTTGCCCCTGTGCTTGTAGCAGTAGGAGTATTGGGATTAGTAGTAATATCGGTTTTACTTACTACGGTTAATAAAATTAATCTGTTTGCTGATAAAGTTATAGAGGCGGTTGATGATCCGCTACCCCCATCGCTATCCGTACCTGTAGTAAGATTTGATGCGGTTATATCCCCTATTACTTCACGAATGGCAAGATGTACTCCTGCCCTATCATCAGTACCCCCAGATGAATTAAAACCTACTGGTCTTGCTCCCTGCCCTGCCGTAGTCTCCCGAACTACATGAAAAGTAAATGATCCAAAATCAATACTTTGCAAAGATGTACTGTTTGCTCCTGCTGGAACTGGGTCGTTCCCCCCCCAATATCCTCCCGCATATCTGACGCTATTCGTTCCAGGAGATCCATCATCTATATTTTGTTCTGAATACGCACCAGTTCCGCTTTGATGAAGTCTTATTAAATGAGCGGGTATTGTATTTTCAGTAGCAGTTACCGATATGGCAACCGCATACATCACTGATGTATTATTAGTTCTGTTCACAATAACCGCTTGAGTTCCCGTTGGAATTCCTGATCCTAAAAAGTAAGCCTGAACAAAACCTGGTTCTGTAACAGTATCAACGGCATAAGCGCCTGGAATAATCGGAACATTTACACCTCCATAAGTAACCGAAGTTGTATAGTCTACATCTCTTATTGTATTAACGAAAATTAAAATACCCCGTGGTGTTCCAACTGGTGTATGATCCCATGTAAAAGAGGCTTCGGAAGCCGATCCTGTTGTGCCTGTATGGGATTCTGAACTAGCATCATGTACTACTGCCATTTATACTCCTTTCTTAAAATTTGTTATAAAATAACTTTTAAAACCACAAAAAAAACCGCCCTATAATAAACAGGCGGTTTAATGGATGTGTTATCCTAATAAACTTATATTAATTAAACTATAGTCTACTAATTACATAAAAAGCAATCCTATTTGAATTTAGCTTCATGAATTTCTAAATTTTTAATATCTTCATCGGACCAACCTTTTACGGGGGCAAACTTCCTAACTAACCATGAAACGGGGTGAATTTGCTTCGGCCATTGTTTATTCCAAAATAAATCTTTCACTCTTTTTTTAGTACGAGAGACTTCGTTACCCGATTGGGGATATGGAAAGCTGAAATTGCCTCCCTGAGTTCTAAAGAGATGGGCGTACCAAGTCTTATGATTTACCAACACACGTCCACCTGAGAGCCATGTTTTACAGGCCGTTTCTATCCCTTGTGCCCCCCAGCTTCCCAAATTTTCATCACAAATATCCAACTCCCAATATTTTTCACGGGTTAGCATAAAACAGCTTCCCTGCAAAGACATTGATTCAGTATAACCTTTTTCTTTCTTATCTTTAATATATTGTGCTCTATGCTTCCAATCCTCAAAATATTGAAAATGTGGGGTGGAATCAAAACAATAAGACGTACTCTGGGGATTGTGTTTTCCAATCCAACGCATCTTACGATGTAATCTATGACTTCTACCGCATTTTTCACATTTTTTGGGAGTTGGGCCTTGATATTTTGTCCAACCACATCCCGTTTTATAGCACTTCCAATCAAAAGCCCATAAATTCCTCATAATCGGTACGGCGGTCACATTATCTCCAACTTCCTTAAAAAACTCTATCATTTTACGGTCAAACCCTTTATCAAAAGCACAATGGCCGTCGGCTTTCATAATATAAAATGCTCTTGACAATTTTACCCCAAGATTGGTTGCCATTCTTTGTCCGATAGCTTGATTAACATAAATAACATTCACATCTGAATGTTGTACTAAAGAAGGATTTGCCCATTGTCCATCTAAAACTACTATAATTTCTGTTTTATCCTCTTTATTTTTCAGAATATCTTCAACAGTATTCTTTACAAACATTTCATTACGAGCTGGAATAACAATACTAAGTTTATATTGACTACTCATACATTTTTTTGAAGTATTTAATCCAATAATTTCTATTAAAGTTTGTCTTACTATGACATTTCTGACAAAGAGTAATTAAATTACCAGGATTATTATTCTTTTTATTATAATCAATATGATGAACTATCCAACCATTCTTTTTACAAATTTGACAAATAAAACAATCTCTAGTTCTTATCGAATGTCTTAATAATTTTGTCCAATCAAAACCATAAAGTTCAAAAGATTTACCACCACGCCAAAGACTGCTTTTTTCCCTCTTATGGGCTTCACTATTTTTTCTTCTATGTTCTTCAGATTGTTGTTTCCCTTTATGAGATTCACCTATCTTCTTTTTCCATTCCTTAGATAATTTTCTTCCTCGCATTTTTTTACTCATTTTTTCTTTCCATTCTTTGGAATGTTTCCTACCCTTATTATATAAACCAAGCTTTCTCCTATATTCTTCAGAACGAGGTGGTTTCTTTTTACCCTTATTAGACGTACTTATCTTCTTTTTTTGGCTTTCTGGCATTACATATCCCTTATGGCTCTCTCTCATTTTTTTCCTAGTTTCTTCCGAGGGATGTTTGCCAAAATTATGAGGTCGCTTTCCAAAACTGGGATTATGCTCTCCCCTTTGAAATCCTTTTATCCCTTTCATAAATATGTTATAATCTAATAAAATTAAAATTTCTAACGATTGCGAGGTGAATCAAATGGCGGAACTAACAATGAGTCCTCTTCCAAAAACAGCTAAAATTATACTTAACGGATCTCCAAAAACTATGCGTTTTTCCGAAGCAATGGAACAAATTCTTCTTGGTAAAAAAATTAGTAAACTTGAATGGGGAGATAGAGAATATTATGGATTTATGAACGGGGAAATCTTGAGTTTGCACAAACCTAATGGTAAAAATTACCAATGGATTATTAATCTTGGAGATATAAGTGGTAACGATTATATTGTTATTTAATTTTGTAAAATTAAATAAGGACATTGGGGTTGACCATCCTACCATAAGATTTTAAGATTAACTTTTCTCTTGAATAGATTGGAATCAATTGTTTATAACCCGTAAAATTATATTTCTTCATCTGATTATTGAAATCATATCTTTTTTTCATTAATTTTTAAATGTTCATTATTTATTTTTAATACAGTTTCAATTAATGCTTCCATATCGGTTGCTCCAATACTTGCCGCATATTTAGCTAAAGCTGGAACATCCTTATCCCAACAATGACTTCTCCAACCTCGTTTGTAAGAAATTGCCCTTAGATGCATCCCGTCAACCCTAGGATCGGATGACCAACCTTGTTGTAATTTGATGAAATTACTCCCGCTTTTTTGTGCAAGAGACATCAAACAATTTATGAAAGTCACTTTTAAAGCTGGATAAGAATTCTCTACTAACTTAGATATTTCACATTCAAGGGCCGAGAGAAGATGTATTTTAACTGTCGGAGCAACTTTTTCCCAAAGAATTTCTGCACAGGCCGTTGCCGTTTCTAATTCTCCTCCTACTAAAATCATTGGGTGCTGACGAGGATCTTCTGGGTTGGGATATTGATCTGGAATATAATAATTTCCCATTCCAACATACTCTACGCTTACTGCAATTTTCTTACCTGTTTTTTTAACTAATCTATCTGTTGTACCTGGCATGAGAGCAGATTTAATTAAAATTAGAGGAGTTTCAATCCACCCAACCACTTCTTCAACTATAGACATATCTAGAGTTCCGTCTGGTAAGGGGTCCGTTGGAACACACACAATAGCCATATCGCACTTATTTACTTCTTCTTTGGTCCCGATATTTCTTGAATAAATATATGCATTGGGAAAAACCTTATGATAAGCTTTTCCAACATATCCATGGCCAATTATAGCAATTTTTTTCATGGTGCTGTGTCAAAATCCAACTGACAATGTTTCCTCATCCCCTCTGGAAATACCTGTCGTAGATCCCAATCTGGTATTTCATTATATCTTATTTCTCGCCAATTGGTTGGTTTATTTTTAAAGTCTGACAGGTCACATTTAATACTTGAGAATGTTCTATTATGGCGAATATCTATATTGCAGCCTTTAGAATTCCATAATTCACAAACGTCATCTGAAAATCCACCGCGTCTTCGTGGTTTTGTGCCTGGTTCATAACCCCACACACGTCCCATTCTTGGTTCGCGACTTCTAAAATGATCTAGTCCCAGATCGTGGATAGCCTTCCACCTTTTTTTATAATGTTCTAGGGCGAATAAGCGATTAGCGCAAAGACAAGATAGCGGTCGCATATTATCATATCTAATTAACTTGAAATCCCACAACTTCCATCTCCAAATATTGTTATTGTAATAGAAAATATTATTTTTAGGTGGAACAAAATCAAAATGTGTACTACTATAGAGTACATCGTGTTCACAAAAGAAAACATAATCTTCTTTAGCATTTTCAAGAGCTGTCATAATTTCTAAAATATAAGTTGGATAACTACTTTCTCTATTTTTAAGGACAACTTTTGTATCCCCAAAATTCATAGGTTGTAAAGAAACAGCCGTAATTGGTAAGCTCGATTCTTTTATATATTTTTGGCAAGCAGAAAAAATAGGCTCTTTACAACGATTATTAGTGTAGTAGATGATGCCTTTTGTCATATTACCAATGTTTAAAAAACAGATAACTGAATTCCCGATCAAATCTTGTACTGTCTTTACTTCCTAAAACATACCAATTAGTGTAATCATAGGTTTTTGCATAAGCATCAACTATGTAACCCACCTGACGAAGTTCCCGATTTCCTTGAGTTGAATAATAATCATGTCCAGCAATCACCCCACCCCTTTTCACTTTATCCGACCATTTCATTAAATCCATCGCCACATATCCGAAACCATGATTCCCGTCGATATATACAAAATCAAGACTTCTTTTAGGAAAATCAGCCGAAGCCTCCATCGAGGTTTTGCGGATTAATTGACAGTTAGGATATTTAGCGGTACGTTCTCGCGCATACTCATAAACCGTATCAATAGTTTTTGCCCTTTCACCTGGAATGCTAATAATTTTACGGTAAATATTGTGTTCACTGTCCTTCCAGGGATCAACTCCATAAATTTCAAGTCCCGCCTCACAATAATCAATAATGTTTTGTGCCCACGCAACTCCAATTTCAACTCCCCTTTTAAAACCTATTTTTTTAAAGAAAGCAGGAAGTTCAGAACGCGTACAATCTGGAATCCAAAAAGGACGTCCCTTATGTTTTATTGCTTCACTGATTTTCATGGTTTAATTATTGCCCAACCGTTTTGGGGCAATCTATAAACTTGTAAATGGTTTTGGGTTGCAAATTCGTCAACGGCCCTTACTACTCCAAAAACTAACCCCGTTCGGGAAGCTCGTCTATTAGTATAATCGTCCCCCGTAAAAAACCTACCACGTTTAAGTTTAGGATACCAATCTTCCATGTCTCTTTTACACCCTTCATAAGTGTGGTCTGCGTCTATATAAATCAAGTCAAAATATTCATCGGGAAAGTCGCGTACCGCATCAAATGTATATTTTCTTACAATTTGAACAAAGGGTAAGCCCATCACTTTATACTTAAACCTATGTAATAATTTGTCCATGTCTGTCTGAGAGAAACCAGAATCACATCTAGCAATATTTTTATCATACTTCCAAACATCAACCGCCACAGCTACTTCTGGATTGTGTACAATCATCCTTCTGAAATTCTGTCCTGCAAATACTCCAAGTTCAGCAACCTTTTTACAATCATATTTTTGCATGAAAGGTTTCCAGACTCTACGATGACGTCTAATTTCCAATGCTTGTAAATCCCTAATAGGTTCAGGTATTAATTTAGACAATTCCATATTTTTTAAATAATTTCGTTAATCGCTTATTCATAATCGGAATTTTTAACTCATTCTTACCATACATTATAATGTCTAAAGCCCGAGTTTTTCCCCAATAAATTCTTTCTGGATGAAAATGTAAAACTTTGATCGGTTTTATGGTTGTAGGATAACAAAGAGCAATTTTACGTACACCAAAATTATAAGTATAATTTAATCTTTTAACTCTATTTTTGATGTTGAGCGTGTTTTTAGTTGTCATTTCCATCAAAACATCTTCCTCGTTTTTCCATATACCAGTTTTATAATTCTCATTTTTAGCATACATTACGTCTTTTAATGTTTGGTAAATATCCCCCGCTGTTTTTTTTATAAATGTGCTCCCACCATTCCAACGCGGTTTTCTTCCATAATCCGTGAGACCCAAATCTACATTATCTAATCCCAATTCTTGCTCGGTAATTACTTCCTGCTGATAGGCATCTAAATCGTGTAACCAATACAAATTATCACCAATAAAACCCATTTTAAAAAGATAGGCCGTCGTATCAACTTTTGTAGCTTGAGGAAAAAGTTTACAATAATTCTCCCCACCAATAATAAAGGCTCTAACCCCCATATATTTATAGGGAAAATTCGTTACCAACAATAAATCCTTCAACGGCCAACCCAACTCCAAACTATTTTCAATTTGGAGTTTTACGAGAACGCTTGTTTCTTTATCAAAATCCTCTTTCGGATTGATGTAAATTAGTAAATTTTTCATTTATGGGAAAATAAGGCTGTCCACTTAGCTTTCCAACCCTTAAACTTAAAATGTCCTGCACGTATATCGCTTATTAATTGTTTAAACGTTTCTGTTCGCTTATGGGGACGGTGAATCTCTACAATCATATTCTTTATTCTATCGGCCACGTTTCTAAATCCCTCACTCTTAAAAATTAAGCCTTCTGCTCCCTCTACGTCAACCTTCATAAAATCTACTTTCTTTATATTATTTATATTAAAAAATGTATCTAATCTCATTGTTGATACAATTTCTCCTTCATCGCTAGGCTTTTCTATCAAAGAAAAGGCTGATTGATTATTAGGATGATGATGTAAAATCATTTCTCCATCCTTATCCGCAATAGCCACATTAAATATTGAAACATTATCCCATTTATTAAACTCCTTGTTTCTTTTTAAAGCTTCAAAAGTAGATTTTGCAGGTTCAATCGAATAAACTCTTTTAACCTGCTCTCTAAAATAGTGAGTTACTAAACCAATATAAGCCCCAAGATCAACTACAATAGAAGAACGATCTATTCCTATATTCTCATAAATACGATCCATGTATATTTGCTTAAACATAGAACTTAAATATAACGACTCAAATGGAATATCTGGATAAAAAACTGCCTTTAAGCTCATAAATATTTATACTTAACTTTGTAATATTCCCTATGAACTGGAATAATTATGATCAACATATCAATACCAATTCAAGCTAAATCGGTCATTTAATAACTTATATAGTTTTGGTGACAAAAGATTAGTTTCTTTATATTGATCTGCTTGATGTTTTTTGGCTGGATGGAAATGAGCAATTTTTACTGGTTTTTCTGCAAAATTTATCTTCAATTGAACATGCCTTACCCCAATATTATAAGTAATATTTAACTTTCTAAAACGACTATGAATATTATTATAATTTTGAGGAATTAAATGATGATTTAAAGCATCCTCCTCATGAATTTTATACTTAATCATTATTTCTGTCATCCATTTAAAAGAATCTAGGGCACTAGGTTTAAAAAAAACATTTCCTAATTGAATTTTGGATCTATAACCATAATCAAGAAGAAAAAAATCCCTATCCAAGGGAGGAAGATCAAGATGTATTAACTGAAAACTATCAAAATCATGCACCCAAGTTAATTCATTAATAATCTTATTTTCTATAAGATGAATTGTAACAAAAAATTTCACAAAACGCCATATTCCATTATAAATCTGTTCATAATCAGACGGAAGATAAACTTTTGGATCAACCACTAAAGACTTAATTCCATGATACTCATAGGGGAAGTTTGTAGCTAAAATAATATCCTCTGGTTTCCAATAATCTAAACTATTATCTATTTGAATCTCATTCATTAATTCGCTATCCCGATCAAACGCCCCTCTTGGATGTATATAAACCATTAAGTTTTTCATAAATATTTATATTTTATTTTTGGAAATAATTCCTTCCAATTGGGTTCCCATCCTGGTATCGGCCAAAACTTCTCAACCACCCACTCAAAAGGATAAATCATATTCGGAATTTCATTATTGATAAAATGCTTGGTTAATAATTCCCGACTCCTCAATACGTCAATACTCCTTTTTAAATTATGACTTGATTTATTAGTTTGTAAATGAAAATGTTTTCTCTTACCGAAATGGGCGTACCATATATTTTTATTAACCTTTACTTCTCCCCCCCTCAACCAATATTTTAGACTAATCTCTATTTGTTCTCCCCCAAAACCAGCATAAGTTTTATCATCTAACAAACCTATATGTTTGAGAAAATATTCTCTATTTGCTACCCAACAACTTCCTTGAAACGTCATTGTATCATCTATCTTTTGGTCATTATAAATTTTCCAATGATGGAAAGGTATTAACGCATAACCCCATTTAGTTTCCCCATTAGGAAAAGTTAAATAATGATAGTCATAAAAAACCGTCTCTCTCTTTATTTCCCAATTGACCTCATTTAATACATATCTTCTAGGAACCATCAACCAACTTTCTTGACAATCTTTAGTTAAAATTTCATCAAATCCTTGAGCATATAAACAGTGGGCGTCGCTTTTTAGAATAAATTTTCCCTGCGCTTGTTTAATTCCTTCATTTATAGCCGTTCTCATTCCCCGATGTTCATTAAATTCAATTACTTTCACCCTTTTATCTAATTGCTCTGGTTTCCAACCATCTAAAACCACAATAATTTCTATATCTTCAGTTACGCTCTCAAAAATAGAATTTATTGTTTTATCGAGAAAAGGCTCATAATAAGCTGGAATAATAATACTCAACATTTTAGTGGATTATTCCAATATCATAATATTTCTTCCTAAAAGCTTTCCCATCCCCCCAATAGGGAATTTTATATCTAGGGATACGATCCGAATTAGTATAATTTCTCATGCTTTGGGAAGTTTTGATTTGAACTACGGGATTTTTGGTTTCGTAATATTCAATTTTAGTAAAAACATCCTCTCTTTTTTGATGGAACTTTTCTTTAGGAAAGTTTTTCTGTCCAATACTCCATTCTGGTTCGCCCATAAAGAGTTCATTGAGAGTGTCTAAATAAAATTTTGTACTCACAACCTGAGCGTGAGTGGCCCCTTCCTCCTTTTTATAAAAGTATACCCGATGTTGTCCCATTACATATAAATTTTTATTACGATAACAAACATCTTCTTTTTCTGGCACAAACGTAAAGTAGTCTGGAGGATAAACACAGTCGGCTTCCGCTGAAATCATAAACCTTGTTTTAATTTCATTAAGTCCTATTTGTATTTGACGAAAGAAATTAAATCCTGATACTCCAATATTATCTCCTACGACTATATTTGTACCAAAATTGGGTATTGGTTTTTGAGAGACACATATAATATCTAAATTTCCACAATTTTTTAGAATATTATTTCTTATTCTTTCCTCAAATTCTGGTTTTTCTCTATTTGAAGAACAATAAAGTACTGTAGTATTCATTTATTAATAACAACTAAAGTATCCCTTTCATGTTCTTCTGAAAATTTATAATATTGAGCTTTATAACCTAAGCTAACAGCTAAATTTTTAAGTTCTTCAACCTGTTTAGCATCTTCAATAATATAAAGTACACCCTTTTTAATAAGAGGTAAAAGATATTTTACTAAATAAGCTTGAGCTTTAAGTTTATGAGAACCATCATCTACTACTAAATCAATATCGGAACCGATCTTTTCAATTAAACTCGTCATACTTGATCGCCAATTCATATCTAATTGGAGAGTAGTAATCCGATCATCTTTAAACATACAACTAGACTTCCGATCCACGCCATAAATTTGGGCAGTAGGGAAAAAATCCCGCCACATTCTAAGACTTGCTCCTACGTGATAATGGGAAGGAACCCATTGCATTGTTTGTGCACTTCCTATTCCAATCTCTAAGATTTTTTTAAAGGTTGTTCTTTTATCCTTAAGTAATTCATAATAAAAAGGAGTATAGCTATGCCCCAACTGCGGACATTTGTCCGTACCATATTTATATGCCAAATTACATAATTCTGTCATAAAGAGCGTGATATTGTGTCGCAACCTTTTTCCAAGTGTATTTCTCCACCATCTGAAGGCGCCCACTTAATTTTTTTAATGCTTGTTTAATACTGTCAACTGTACGATCTACTAAAATTACACCTTCTAAATCCGCAACTATTCCAACTTTAGTGGAAATCACTGGCTTATTCATAGCTAAGGCTTCAAGCGTGGGGTTGTTACAACCCTCACTTTCGCTTGGAATAACTAAACAGTCTATTTGACGGTAAAAATCAGGCATTTTATCTATAGGAACGTTCCCGCTTATAGTTTCCAATGTTAACCCCAACTCATCACAAGCCCGACAAACCAACTCATAACCCTTGTGTTCATGACTGTCCTTTGCCCCAACAAAACCCACAATAAAAGAATTATTAAATAATTCCGTATCTACTCCGTTGGGGATATAGACAGTATTAATTTGACTGTCTAAAGCTAATAATTTAGCCTTAAGTATTTGGTTTAAAGCAACACAGCAGACCGTCTGTTTATAAATTTCAAGTAGGTCTTTTTTATTGTCAAACATACCATCCAGTGTTCTTTGGGAAGCAAGAGTGGTAAAAACTCTGTCTTTATGTGCTAAAAGATAATCTTTTATTCTTGTCATTCCTCCACTATGAACAACCTGAACAACATCATAGTCCTTCCCAAGTCTATCCCAAAAACTTAAAATATCCACCTCATCATTAATCCATTCTTTTTTTAAAGCTTCAGCCCGATGAGTTGACGCCCACGGATATTTATCTCCATGTAAAAGTAATATTTTCATAAAGGTTTCCAATTATCAATTATACAATTCCACCAATGAAATGACTTAACTTTATAACCCTCCCACTCACCACTTTTAATATTACAGAATTTTAAATTCAGATCTTGACAAACGGTTTTAATTATTTCTCCTTCCTTATTCCACGGAGCAAAAAAGACTTTAATTTTTTTATTTTCTGGAACTTCACTTAAATTAAGCATTCGTTTAACATTGGTCTTCCAATAATCCAAAGATTTTTGTAAATCCCCCCGACAATCCGCATAACCAAGTTGACTGTAATCAACATGTGTCCACCCGTGTAACCCAATCTCTAAAAAGGGAGTCGTTGCCAAATACCAAAAAAGAGCATGGTTTTCCCACAAATCTTTCATAAGAATCGCTACAGTGTGGGTGGTGTTTTTGTCTATAAACTGTTGATGTAATTTTTTAAACGTAAAAGCATTCGTATAAACATTTATATCATCGTCTCTATACAATATTTTCATGTTATATCCGTAATATCAAATTCTATTCGTCTAAAAAGACAATAAACATAATAAAGATTAGCATAAATAAACCATAATCCTAAAAAGAAAAGTCCTAAAGAAAATCTAATAATTTTCATGTTAAATAATGTTTGTGATCCTCATATCTTAAATAAGGATGACTTTTAATGTTTCCATCAATTCTATTTATTTTTAAAGTGGGAAATTGCCGTAAAACCATTGGTAAACTCAACTGGTCTCGCTGTCCCCAACGGCAAATTTCTGCCCACCAAGCTTCATTAAATCTCTCTACGATTGGTACATGTCTTCTGAGAACCACTCCTCCCATAGCCATTTCTTCTTTAGTGGGTTCACCCACTTTCTTATAATGTTCAACTTGTTGAATTGCCTCCACTGAAACTGGAGATTGGCGGTTGAATTTATATTTAATCCACTTCAATTCCCAATCAAGATTTTTACTTTTATAGTGTCTGAATAAAGCGATGTCATTACCCCCCAACCATTCCTTAACTAATTCTTCAGGCGTTTTTAGTAAATAAATATTGCCGTCTACCCAAATACTAATATCACACTCTAAAAACTTATGTGCTAGTATTTTATAAATCTTACTATTCATCACAGGGGAGATAAATTTATTGTACCCCGAAAGAATTGTAATATCAGTCCTTGATAAATCTTTTTGGTTAGTAATAGAAGTATAAACTTGAATATTCATAAAATCATATTTGCATAATATAACTTTTCTGCTCTCATTCTAATATAAATAGCGTCTTGTTTATTCTTAAAGAAACCTAAATATTTCCGCTTTTTGTCTTTCTGAATGTAAGCCATCCAAAGTTTATGCCACCTACTCCAATGAATACCCTTAGCTCCTGAAACATTATTTTTTAACATTCCTACATTTATCATATTTTCTGAATGAGTACAAAATCTTAAATTTGATTTCTGGTTATTAAATCCATCTCTATCTATATGATCTATCTCCTGTCCTTTTCTTGCCCCAAGTATTTGTCGATGCATATAAATTCCTTTGCTTTCTTTGTGTTTATTAGTTCTACGCATAGCATATCTACTTGTAGAAACACTCCAACTATACTTAGAAAGTTTATCAAAATCCTCATCATCTACTATTGCAAATTTTCCTTTTGTTAATGGTATTCTCTTCATATTTTTTTACAAATTATAAAGTAATATTCATTATCAAAATTTTTCCTATAAATATTTCCAAAAAAATATTCCTTACCGTCATAATATCTCCAATTTTTTTTATAAGGTGGGTATTTATTACCAACAAACCCAAAAATCGCAGTACCACCAAATTTCAAAATCCTCTTTATTTCATTTATCATTACCTGCGGATTTTCCACAAATTCTATCATACCGTTGCAAAGCACTAAATCAAATGTATTATCAGGAAAAGCTGTATGTTTAATATTTCCAAGATAAGTTGGTTTCATTTTCGGGTTAATATCAATTGTTGGAAAACCATATTCCCAATACTTTGATTTACCCACATCTAGTACTTTTCCCCTAGCATTTTGGGAAACCCAATCGTTATACCAAATCCTATATAGAGATGGGTCGGAATCCTTTTTTAACATTTTCATCAAATGGGACATTATTACGTGTTAAATATTCATAAAGAGGGGCTTTATAATGACGGTTTTTGAGTTCTGTCGACAACCAGAGAAACTCCTGAACCACTTGTTGATCAAGAAATGGATAACGCGTCTCAATTCCAAAAGCTCCCGCGACATATTCCTCTTTATTTAAATAATCTCTTTGAAAACCATTCGCAAAATTCTGCCATTCTGTTAATTTCTGAGGAAAAATCCCCTTGAAATTACTTTGTTTGGGATAAAGAGCATAATCACCAATGATTTCATCCGCCCCCTGGCCAGATAATAATACTTTCCGACCCTCAACACCTGCTTTCTGACAGATTGCCCCTAACCCGACTGAGGCAACATCATCTAAAACTTGCTTTTCTTGGGCAAAATAATAAGGTACTTTTTCCATCTTACTCTGTAACATCTCTTTTATTTTTTTAAAATCGAACTCTAACTCTTCAAATTCCTCACCTGTAGTAATTCTTTTTTTAATAGTTTCCTTATTTTCGTTATTCATTATGGAAAAAGATTTAAACGCTATTTCTCGCTTTAATAATTCAGCATGAATAGCTCCACTATCATATCCCGAGGAGAGGCCAATAAAACAACCATTAACGGCTCTTTTTTTAATAGCATTAGAAAAAGCCTTTATCCAATCGTCGTACGAAGATTTATACTGATTCCAATCCCATTTATGATAATTATCCTTGAATACTTCCTCTCCAGTTGGGATATCTTTTATAAGAATCGTATTTGGGGCGAGTTGTAATCCTCCAACACCACTATAATAACTAGCACATTCAATACCGTGTATCCAAAGTGGTTTGGTTGCAAAAGGATCAGTAACAAAAATGGCTAGTTCCGCCTCAAAATCATAGATTGCGATAGCAAACTCCCCATCCAAATGTTTAGGAAAATCATAACCAAAATTTTTATAAAGCGGAATTAAAACTTCACCGTCACTCTTTGCATATGGCTGATTATAAATTTCTCCATTATAAAGACAGACAATTTCTCCATCTATATAAGGTTGTGAAGTAAACTCTCCAGTTACAGAAAGAAGATTATGAATGAAGTTAAAATTATGTCGATGAAGTTCGTTGGTCATATCAGGACCGCGATACTTAATAAATTCATTATTCCCCTGTTTTTTATAAATCACAAAGCCACACATATTTATATATTCCACTTTTTCCTAACTTCTTTATCATAATAATCTTTCCATACGGATAAAGCGTAAGCCCAACTATCCTCACGTTTTGAAGGATTTTCCCTACTTCCCTCCTGATGTGTTCTCGGAAAACTTCTATGTTTATGGGCAAACCAAGTATTTTTATTAAGCATCATTTTCCCGCCATTTTGCCAAGTTTTAAAAATCATCTCGTGAGAATCCTGATAGCTTGGTCCATATCCTTCGGTCTGAAGTTCTCCCACAACTTTTTGAAACCACGCGCGGGGCATTACCCAACAACTTCCCTGCATTGCCATAGTTTCATCAATTGCAATATTTTTTCTCTCCTTATCCCTATCTCTCCATCGCTGACCAGCAAATTTAATTCCGTTTTGAATAACTAATTTTTCGTAATCAATGTGGGGAATATCCATAACTTCCCACTTTACTGGGTCAAGAAAATATCTTCTTGCGGTTATAATCCAATTCGGTTGACAAACATCGGTTATTTCCTTATCGAATCCTTCAGCAAACATACAGTGCTCATCAGTCCTCATTAGAAATTCTCCTTGCGCAATATCAACACCAGCATTTATGGCCCCTCGCATTCCTCTATTTTTTCCCAGATGAATATATCTTACCCGATCATCGTTTATAATTTCAAAAGTTGGATAATACCCATCCCAAATAGCTATAATTTCAAGTTGATTACCAAGTTGAGAGTTAACTAAAAGGGAGTTAATAGTTTTCATAAGAAGAGGATCTTTGTAGCTTGGAATTATACAACTTAACTTAATTGGCATAATTTTAAAAAATCACATTAAAGTAATCATACGATTGCGAACTACGGTTGGTCCAGGCGGTTGCATATTCGCTAGTTCCTTTAGTATATCTATATGCTCCATTAGATAAGTTTTCTTGCATAATATAGTATCCGCCATCAGCATCCAAATAACCGTAGTAATTAAAATCGGCATTATCACTGTCTCTATCTGAAATACGATAACCAATCAAAGGATCAAACCCCGATAATTCTACAACCTGAGGATACATTGTTCCACGAGTGGCCATTCTTTCTCTAGCTATTGGCATATTATTTTCCTCCTTTCATTTTAAAAGAATTTAATGCTTTTTCAAAAGCATCTCTTTTAATTGCTAATCTTAAATAACGATATAAAACTTCATAGCGTCTCTCTCCCCATGTAGGTGGCATTAATGTTCGTTCTAATTGACTAATAATAGGTAGAAGATCATGTACTTTATTAGATTTAGCTTGAGTAATCGCCCAATCAACAATTAAAGACATTTTTGGGGCGGCCGTCTCGTAATTTTTCTCATCTATTCCTAAAAAACTAGCTACTTCGTAAAATAAAGGCGACACCCTCCAATTTTCTTCTGGAATTTCAACGGCTGGTTCTTCTTTTTTTTCTTCTGTTTTAGTTTCAGTAGTTGGTTTAAGCGTAGATATTGATTCTGGAGGAGTTGATGGTTGCGGGGGTATTATTGGTTGCGGGGCATTATCTTCCATGTTTATTATTTTAATATCATACTACTCTATATTTTGTCAAGAACTAATCCTATATTAAGCCGATGGGCTTGGAGAGATTGATGGAGATATTGATGGACTGATACTTACACTAATTGAAGGTGATAGTGACGGACTCAAACTTACACTTACCGATGGACTTATTGAAAGACTAAGAGACGGTGAGACTGACGGACTCAAACTTACGCTGATTGAAGGTGAAGCCGATAAGCTAATACTTGGGCTCACAGATGGAGAAAGAGAAACACTAACCGATGGAGAAATTGACGGACTAATTGAGGCACTTGGAGAGAATGATGGACTCAAAGAAGTAGAGATTGATGGGCTAAGGCTTACACTGACAGAAGGAGAAATAGATACGCTGATTGATGGAGAAATTGATGGGCTAAGGCTTACACTGACAGAAGGAGAAATAGATACGCTGATTGAAGGTGAAGCCGATAAGCTAATACTTGGACTCGCAGATGGAGAAAGAGAAACACTAACCGATGGAGAAATTGACGGACTAATTGAGGCGCTTGGTGAGTATGATGGACTAAGAGATATAGATGTTGAAGGACTAAGGCTTACACTAATTGAAGGTGAGACTGACGGACTCAAACTTACACTTACCGATGGACTGATACTTATACTAATTGAAGGTGAGACTGACGGACTCAAACTTACGCTGATTGAAGGTGAAGCCGATAAGCTAATACTTGGGCTCGCAGATGGAGAAAGAGAAACACTGATACTTGGAGAAGTGCTCGGAGCCGCTCCAGCTGCAAAGAATGCTCTTGGATTTAATAGAACAAAGTTTGTTCCGTCATAAACACAAAAAACAATCATATTTCGCAAAATGTCAGCATCCGAAAGCGTACTATTAATACCTTTAACTATAGTTTTTGCCCCCAACCCATTTACATTAAGAGTAGAAGCACCAGTATTATCAGTATTTGCTTTGAAAAAAACTGGAAATCCTGCCTGATAAGAGGTGATGGCAGGAGTAAGAGTAACGGCATATGAATCAGAAGAACTGGTATCTGCGGCATAATTCAACGAAAATATCGTAGAACCAGTTTCAGTTACCCGCGTACTATCTCTTTTTGCGGCATTAACCAGCGCTTCTCTGGCTACCTGACTAAGATTTTCCCAACGTTGTGCATCTCCCATATATTGATATAAAAAAACCGCCCTTTTCAATTCAGGCGGTTAATGCGAATGTTTCGCTAATTAACTATATTTTTCTATCTTATTCGACTATAAATGTGTTTGTCAAGGGGAATTTAGATAGTCCAATACGGGCCATGAGCCTCGTTTAATTAATTCTATCTTTCTTTCCTGATATTTTCCGTTCGAAACCAAATTATTTTGATCCCAATCTCTTCTTTCTCTTCCGTGTCTAACGGTAAAACTCTCATTAGTCTGGTCAATAAAAAATTTATATCCCAGTTTATCCAACCTCTCATTAACCTGATAGCCATCCATTCCATAACCTAAAAAATCCAGCTGTTCATCAAATCCGCCCACTCTAAAAAAAGCCTCCCGCGGGACAGCACACCAATTCCATTCACAATCTTCTGGATTGATTTCATAAAAACTACCGTACTTATTTGACTTTCTGGGATCGGACCAAATTTTGATTTGCGGGCATCCCCATTTATCAACCGATTCATATTGGTCGCCAACACCAGAAACAATACCTTTAGTTTTCTGATAATTAATCCAAAATTTCTCAAGACCGTCTGGCGGAATATAGATATTATCCTGCCAGCTTACCACAAGCTCACCCCGAGCTTGCTGTATAAGTTTATTATAAACGCGATTAAGAGTCCAAAAACCACCCCTAAAATTATCCACAACGTGAATAGCATTGGAAATTTTGAAGTCGAAGGAACCTCCGATAAGCCATTCGAAATCTCTAAGGGTTTGTTTTGATAAACTGTCCCTGACGATTTTAAGTCCATCTTTTCTTATAGAGGGCGTTATAACTGATAACACGGATGAATAATTTCGGTTGAATTAATAACCACTTGGTCTTCATTATTTTCATGCAAAAGATGAGTAATACGTCTCTCAAAAGACAACCCGCCATAAGACGGATGTTTATATTGTGGAAGATCGCCCTTCTGTTGGGAAAATAAATCTGGACGCCGAAAATATTTAACAGGAATTAAATAAACATGATCGGAAAAATCCTGAGTAGAAGAAATTTCTTTATCTACCTTCGGTGTAATTTCATATCGTGGAAAACCAGGGCGGGCAGAAACTACCGCATTTTGAATAAGTCCAATAGCAGGAGTAATCCAATCCTTACGTTTATATAAAGCGACATCTGACATATAGTGACAAACATAATCAAAATTTCTTGCTAAATAAAGTTCAATTAAAGATGCAATAGAATAAATATAACCATCCCCCTTATCATCCTTAAAACTATTTTTATTCAGATTAAAAAAATTAAGAGCCGCACCCGCCATCTCGGAAGCCAAAATACATCTATCCACTTTTCCTTTAAATTTCGACACCACCTCTTTTTCATCATTTACATTTAAAATAATAATCCACCGTTCTGCAAAAGGATAGTCATTTAAAAGTAACCTGTATTCATATTCATCAGCTACTATTTTATAGTCCTTATGGTAACAATTTGTTGAATAAAGAATTCTCATAGAGATAATGCCCGTTCGATCGCTAAGCGCTTATTTTTGATATGATCGGTTTGATTACAAAGAGCAAATTGGTCGTCCTTACCTTTTAAATTCATAATATCTCCTAAAACAAAATTATGGTGCTTGTTTAAGAGCAAAGAAAAAATACGGTCCGTCTCCCGATAGAAACAATAATCTTCCCCAAACTTGTCTGTATACCTTTTTAGCACTCCTAGCATCGGTCTACTAAAGAACATTCCCCAGCCTGCCATAGCCATCTGGTGTTCCCCATAGGTGTGTTTTAAAATTTGTCCCTGATATTCCGCCGTTCCACTATGCGTGAGAATGTCCGTGTTTTCTATAAATTTAGAATATACGTCTCCTAAATTATTTATAATACAATCATCGTCTTGAGTATAGATTAAATCATACTCCGCTTTCTCCGCTTGAAGGTATCTTCCGTAATTAATGTAATTTTTCCCACGACTATTATCTAATAGGCAAATTTGACCAACAAACGACCATTTTAGAAGACTTTCTACTATTTGTGGTATATTATACTGTCGCTTCCAGGTTATTAAACAAACGGTCACTTTTTGCATACAATTCCATACCCGACTCCTAACGTAAAGTCTTCAAAATCAATCCCATACCTACGAGTTGAATCAACAATCGTGAAACCAGTTTTTTTACATAAATCTTCCATTCCAACCTGAGTCAGTCTCCATCTATCTGGATAACCATATTCTTCCCAGTGAGTATTATAAGTAAGAATTAAAAACCCCTTTTTTTTAAGAAGATTATAAATTTCTTGCATAAATTTTTGGGGAGAATCTACCTCTTGAATTACTTGGGTACATAAAATAGCATCAAATTTATCCTGAGGATAGGAATTATTATTTTTAGGGTCAAAACCATAATAATTTCCACTAACTAAATCCCGATAAGGCATATTTCCACAACCAAAATCTAATACTCTCCCAATTAAGATATTTTTATGTTTTTCAACATAATCCCAAATTGACCGTCGGTCTACTACCCTAATTGATTTTCGATTATAACTTTTCATATATTACATGTATATTTTGAGCTATACCGTTTTGGTGATTCCACTCTTCAGCTAATATTTTTTTAAAACCCCCTAAATATTTCCACCCCATAAATTCCCTATCTTTTTTAAACCTATGACTATCTTCCTGAAAATGCTCAAAAGTCCATAAATTCCAATGAGATAGATGAGTGGGGGAGCCAAAATCATTCATGGAACCAGCATTAGGAACATTATGTTCCATACGCCCATTTTTTTCTAAAATTCTATATATTTCTTGTATTACAAAAATCACCCTTTCCTGAGGAATATGTTCTAAAAAATCTTGAGTATATACTTCTGTAATTGTATTATCATCAAAAGGCCAACGCTCAGTTGCATCAAAAACATAATCTATGCCTGGAAATACAATAATATCCGCATGTTTATAGCCTTCCTTTCTATCCTTTCCCGCTCCTACATATAATTTCATAAATTCAAATATTCTGGCTTACCTCTAACTGCATTGAAATGATGAGGGTTAAGACTTGTTTGAGTTTTATAACAAACAAGCGCCTGTTTTTTTAATTTTTCTTCATCTGGGGTAGGAAATAGAGCAACCTGACCCTTTGGAGTTAAATCATCCTTGGCATAAGTAGAATAATAAACTACCCTGCCTCCAAAAATCTTAGTTGCCGCCTCCGATACAGTATCATGATCTTTGTGTCCACCCTGTTTTGCTGGAGCAAATATTTTCCCATCAGGATTTCCATAATCTTCAAGATTAACAATAAGATTATCAAGATACAAGCCATTATCGGGGATTCCTAAGAAATCTACCTCAACTCCCAATATCTTCATTGCCTCTTCCGACTCTTTTCTTCTTGCGACTATCCCCCGTGACTCCCCAAATTTAGCTTCATGTATATGAGAATCAGTAATTATTAAAACCTTAGGTTTCCATCTTAAAATAATATAAGATGCAAACAAAGCTTCATCATCATTATGAGGTGCTAATAATAAATTATTCATGTTCTTCAATAATATTTTTAATAGCAACAAGGCGGGTATCATAAGTGTGATAAAGAAGAGCTTTTCTTCTTCCATTCTCTGCCATCTGCTTTGCAAACTCTGGGTTTTTAATTAAATATTCCATTTTCTCAAGCATCTCCCCATCATCCCTATACCAAAATAAATCTTTTCCCTCAACCAGTCCTAAAATCTGAAGATCTGGATGATAATCCTTAAGAACTGGACCTATAGCCAGACACTCAAAAAATCTTTGCTCTACCTGACTTGTTGCTATTGGTTTTTTACCAGCAGACCTGATAAATTGCACCCGCGCTTCATTTATTTTTTCAACATATTTATGAGGCGGATGTCCTTTTCCATGATAAAAAAAAGAAAAACTTCTGGCTCTTAATAAATTTATAGCATGTTCTCTTTCCTTATAAATATCCAAACCCATTGATCCAGAAAAAACAAAATCATATTTTTGAGGAATAGACTTAATTCTCTTATGAAGTTCTGGATCACAAGCTTGAAAAAGAACTATTTTTTCTCCCTGAAAAACATCAAGACGACTGGGTAAATTAGAATTAGCAACAAATACGGTGTCACAGACGACCCAATTACTCATATTCATTTCCGCCCTATCAAAAGTTACATCTATCTCCCAGATTCCAGTCCACTTCGAACCTTTTATAAAATTTTGAAATGGTTCTATATTTAAAACATATTTTGGATTCGTATCATTTTGAGCCGATCCAGACTTATTTTGATACGGAACAACCCAATCCCAGCCTAATCGCTTAGCGGCAGCTAATAAATAATCAGCCTTAGTCCAAGAAACCTGGGCGGGGTCTTTATAGCAGTTCAAATATAAAATCATTTTGCTTTTCCTTCCTCCCTTAACTTTTGATAAACTAAACGATCCCTCTCTTGTTCAGCTCCGCCTTCAATTCCAGCAGCTTTCACAGTCTGCATCATTTCATGATAAATTCTAACCGTCGGGACCTTCTGAAAAATATCTCGAATACGAATATCATATTCAGAATCAGAAGAATAAGTTTTCATCTCTTCAATCAAATATCCACGCTCTTTTGCTATTTCTTTTGGAACACAAAAAAATGGCCCAGCAAGATAGGGAATGTATTGAGAAACAATCTCGGGCGAGGTGACTTTTCCTGGAATGCAAAGATCATTTAGATTTCCCCGATGAAGAGTAGTATCAGAATTAACAATCATCACGTAATCTCCGTGGGCATTCTTCCATCCGCGGTTTACATTTCTAGTAAAACCAATATTCTCCTTACCCCAAATATAAATGTCGGAAAGCTTCATTAATTCAGGACTATAAAATCCTGAATCCTCTGAAACGACCAGTTCATCACATTGTTCGCGATAGCTTAAGGCACACTGTATGGCTAATTCTTCTAAATGTTTATTTATTGTATAACAAGGAATAACTACTGAAATTTTCATGGTTTTTCGGCAATAGCCACGATAACCCCCATATCATGAGCATCAATACCTGTTTTAATTTTTATATTTTTAAAACCCACAGTAAACAATAGTTCGCTGATATATTTTTCGGTAAACCCACCCTTATGAAACTCTCCCTCATGAGATTGAGAACCATAGATAATGGATAAAAGACCGCGATCCCCAGCAAAAGTTGTAAAATAATCAGACTCTAACTTCTGACCTGATTCATATTTTAAAATTTCACTAGCAGCCCAAGCCATATCAGGAACGTTAATTACTATTTTTCCTCCACTTTTCATTTTCCCTAACCAAAGAGTTAAATCCTTTTCAATATTTTTGTGAGGCAGATGTTCCAAAAGATGAGAAGTATAAAGAATATCAACGGAGTTATCTGGAACTTGAAGTAAAACCTCAGCATCCCAATTTTCAATTTTAGGGTCTTTAACGTATTTATCAACTAAAGTCCATCCCTCAAGTCCACCCATAATATCTAAATGTTGTTGATGTAGGGGAAGAGGACCGCAACCTAAATTTATTTTGTTTTTAACTTTTCGCATATCCAATCAAAAAACCTATCTAATTTATTAACCCGATCATAATGAATAAAACCATCATCCACCATTTCATAATAATCAAAAAAGAAATTATAAATATCAAACTTTTTTTTATGCTTTACCCACGCCCCATTATGTTTATTACAAACAGTTCTCATATTAAAAACAACTATTAATACCCCGCTTTAAAGCATCAAAATAATAATACTGATCCCAAATAGGACTTTTTGTAAGTTCATAAAGCTTGGGATTATCAAATTCAACTTCAACTGGTTTCCCGCAAGCGCGAGCCTCTAAAACTGCCCTCTCCCCTCCGCCATTAGTATCGGCTGGAATATAAACTTTTGCGGAGGCATTATAAATTAAATTAAGTTTTTCAGGTTCAACCATATCTGAAATTGTAATTCCATTAGTAATAAGCGTAGTTATTATAAAACCTGATTCTTCTATATTTTCTTTTTGAATCTCACCAATCGCAAGTCTATAACCACCTTTATCTAATAGTTTTTCCTGCCGTTTCCACCTTGCAAAAGCCCCAACCGTTAACCAATCCCATATAATAAATGCATTATCAACTGGTTTATAAATATCAATATTTACCCCAAACGCATGAACTACATTTTTATGGTGTTGAATTTGTGGTAAATAATAATCTGTTTCATAAAATAAAACATCATATTTATCTTGACCGATGGGTGGCGCCGCGGTTCCCCCGATACATAAACCAGTCTTTTTAAAATTATTCCCCTGAATTAAATTATCAACGGAACTGCTAAAGGCGCCCCACCCCAAAACAAAATCATAATCCGATGCGTCATAAGATAATACCAACTTATCGTTTAGATTACGCCTCTCTACCTCAAACCCATCTTTCTCCAACAAATTAAGAGCAGCCCAAAGGCCGTCTTTAACCTCATATTTATTATCATGAATAAATAATATTTTCATATTAAGCAACTTTATTTTCAACTGCGGCCTCTACTTCTTCTCTCTTCATTCCTGGCTTATAAACTCCCAAATCTCTGGCTTTTTTTTGTAATTCTGTCCATTCTAATTCTCGTACCCCAGTTGTAGTTTTTACATTTTCAGCTACAACCGTTGTCGTTGGAATGGAAGTTAACTCTTCCTTTAATTGACTTTGTTGTTTTTCTAAATTTTCCTTAATAGAATTTTGCTTTTTCATAGCCAACCACTCTTCAAATTCTTTCTTTTCATTGCCCGTAATTACGCCATAAAGATTATAAGCGGAAATTTCAACTCCATTTTCATCAACTGCAACTGCCTGTCCCGCAAGAATTAAAGCTTTAGGATCTGTTATTTCGATAGTCTCCCCCACTTTTAATTCTCTATTTCCTGATGGGTACCAATTAGGATCAATCTTTTTAAGCTTCATATTTATCACCTCCCTCTAATTAAAATAAAATTATTTAGTCTTCTCTTTTACTGGTTCTTTAATTAAAGCAGGACGAAGAACATCAAACCCCCTATCTTTTAAATATTTCTTCCATACTGCCCCGCCGTGTTCTAGTGACATTAATCGACTATCCGTCGCCAATGCTAAAGCACGTGCTAAAACTTCAAGAGTTGCAACCTCCCGTCCTATTTGTTCTATATTCATTGTATTTTCCACAATTTTTCACCCCCTATTTAATTTTTATAAATTATGATAATTTAGTTCTACTAACTTTTGTCGGTCTATCCATCGGTCCCGCAGCTGTCCCCTTATATCGTGTAGAATAACGTTCTTGCGAAGCGCATACCTGTGAACAATAATTGGGATCTTTAGAACGGGTAGACCTTATAATAACTCCCCTCCCACAAATTGGGCACTTACCCTTTTTAGACGGTGGTTCATTAAACTGTGTCATTTTTATTCACCTCCTGCTTTCAAATTTACTTCAAATTTCCTTTCTGGATACTGTAATTTAATTCTAAATAATTCATCCCATTTCTTTGCAACATCACTCCATAAAAAATAATCTTTTGCCCAAGGCATCATGGTTTTACGAATTTCTTCCTGTCTTTTTTCATCCTTCATGAGATCAATCAAAACCTTGAAATATTCCTTTTGTCCTTCTTCTGTCCTAATATCTACATCTACCCTTAATCCATTTCTTACTGTTTCAGTTAAAGCAGCATAATCTGTTACAACTGGAATAGCTCCCCAAGCTTGGGCACGCATGGCATTTATACAGGAAATTTCCTGAAAGTCTGTTGGATAAGCCCAAATACCAGATTTGGCAATTTCTATATTTAAAACATTATGACCAACCCGATCATGATAAACTATATCTTTTTGTTTCATCATAGCTATTACGTCACTTTTCCATTTTAATTTTGCTGGGTTGTTAACGTGCATTGCGTCAAAAACCTTAAACCCATAAAATATATGTAGTTCCGCATCTGAAACTTCTTTTTTAATTAACGGCCAATTTTTAAGAAGATAAGGAAGTCCACGGTCAGGGGAAGACATATAAATTAATCGGTGTGGGTTTCTGTCTGTTTTAGTTAAATCTAAATTTTCCATAATCTTTTACCATCGAACTATTAAGATATGTATCGGTCTGGCTGTGGCAATACTCACATAAAGTTCTACCATTATTAATATTCCATAAATCTTGACATTCTATTGCTTGTTCTAATGTAGAAATATTATTTTTTCTAATTAATATGCTTAGTGGAACAATATGATCGGCATTGAAATCATGATTTTTCTTACATATTACACATAAATATTTATCTCTTATATAAACTCCATTTCTCCATTTTTTATATTTAGATAATGCTCTAATACGTTCCATTATATTTGTTTTACCACCCTGCCAATTCCAATGATTTTTTCCTAATATTCTTTCTCCCTGTTTCATGTTCCGACACATTCTAGAACAGTATTTCCCTCTATTAAATTTTATTTTTGATTGTTGAATGAAAAATTTCTTAGAACAATTTTCACATTTTCTCAATATTTTTGATACTCCACCTTTCCAATTTGGATTTTTATTACCTCCAACATCTGCATGATTTTCACTTATTTTCTTTTTGTGTCTAATACTAAATATACGACCTGTCAAAATTTTACTCATTAATTTCTTATGATTTTTGGTTCTAATATAAGTACGTTTTTTCATATTTTTATTCCATTACTTGTTAAAAAGAATTTTGTTTTTGGCATTGACGTTGCGATACCATCCTTAAATAACCTAAATAGACTTTTATGATATTCACTAAGAACTGCAATTTTATCCAATTTATTAACTCTTTCCTCAGTAAAATCAGGTCCTGGGACATCATGCATCCAAACCATTATAAACTTAGCCTGCGGATTAATGTCTACAAAACCAATACTTCTCCATAAAATTAAAATATTAAATGAATCTTTGGAATTTATTTCATACCATGGTCGGTAATTAACACCCTCATACTCACCAACGTCTTCCCGCGGATCAGAATAAACCGTGACTTTCCACCCAAGCTTGGTTAAATATTCAGACATTCTAATAACCGCCTCTTCTGATCCTCCAATTCCAGTTTTGATTGATTTTGGCGACCATTTTTCAAAAGATGGTCCGCAGAGAATTGTTATTTCATGCTTCTCCCAAACTTTTTTAGGTAAGAAAGCATGTTTCATTTGAGTTGCGAATCTTTCCCGTTGCATACTGTCGGGAATTGACTTAACTAAATGAATTAATTTATCTTTCTTCTTTTCTTTTTCTAAATATTTACCTAAAAAAACCACCGATTGGCAAGCACGATTAAACTCAATTAACCCATTAATAACTACTAAATTTTGTTGGTTAGTTTTATCTTCTGGGGTAAGCTCTAATAACATTTTTCCATTTTCCCGTGCTTGTTCCAATTTATTCTCGTTCATGTTAATATCCATTGCTACTTGAAGAGCTCTCATTTTCAATTCTTTTGGAAAAGTGATAACAGTAGTTTTAGGCATTTTAACTCCAGTTCCAACTGACAACCAATGACGAGCACGCTTATAGTCTTTTACCATTGTATAAGCCATAGCTAAATCTATATAGTATTTTGGAAATTCATATGCCTCGTCAATTGCCTTCTGAAATGCCTGTACAGCAATCTCAGGGCGATTCTGAAGAATAGCAATTTCTCCTACATTGGCCCATACAGTTGCTCTTTCCTCTCTCCAACCTGAAGCCTCAATATAATTTTCTGACCCAGGGGCTCCCGCCCCCCGCAAATATTTATGAAATAAAGGTAAAGCTTTATTTAAAAACTCCTCTCTTTTTTTTTCTTCTACTGTTCGACCCTTATCAAAATATGCCTTACCAAGATAAGCAAGGGTCCGTGGATCTTTACCCTTTTTCCTCCCCATTTGATTTTCTAAAATCTCAATATTTCTTTTTAACGCTGCTTCTCCACGTTCATGAGTAGATAAATGAATTACCAAAGCTTCTTTTCTATAAACTTTTATCAAGTTATCATATTGTTGTTCAATTAAAGTTTCATGTAAATCTCCAATCCACTTCCACGTACCGTCATTTCTGATAATCCTTTCCCTTTTATGTTCAATTAAAACTTCCCTAATATCACCATTCTTATCTAATTCGACTTGATACCAATAGCGAAGATAAACCGCAGTTTGCTTGTATCGCTCCATGTCTTCCAAAATAGATCGTAACTGTTCTCCGCCACGCAAAATATCATCACAGTCTATCCAAATCATAAAAATATGATTACCTTTTGGTATCTGATCTAAAGCAAACTGACGGGCAATATCAAATCTTTTTATCCATTTAAAGTAAGAAATATTAACTTTATATTTTTGAAGAAGTTTTACAAGAGGAGAAGCCGTGGGTCTTTCTTTTTCATATGTGACGGTAATATACATTCCATCAACGTAGTCTTTTATTGAGTTAATTGAACGCTTAACCATCTTAACCGATTCTGTTTCTTTTAGAATCATGTTCAGAAAAAGCATTGGTTGTTTTTCTTTCATTATTGTTCATCACTAAGCGATTAACGCTTGTTCGATTTTATTTATGTATAAAAGCACCAAACCCGCTCCTGCTCATTTTTTTGTGCGTTTCGGGCATCATGTGTTTATAACCTTTTTTTAGTTTTTTATTTTTCTTTTTTGCCATAAAATTCACCTACCTCCGAAGATAATCGACTAACAACGTATTTGTCAAGTTCATTCTGACGGGCTTGGACTAATTGATGGTGAAATACTTGGAGAGAGACTTGGTGAGAGACTTGGTGAGGCGCTTGGAGAAGCAGACGACAATAAACTATAAACATAAAATATCCTTTGATTATCAGCTAAATAAGCAGAAGGTGTTTGACCAAATTGCGCCACGGCTATTTTCCATAAAGCAGTATAATCGTCATCATCGTTAACGGTTCCACCTTTATCGGTAATTGTTTTAACTAACCAATTACTTTCAAGTTCATCTAAATGAACATTAGGTCCAACAGAATAACCTGTTAAAAAAGAAACAAAATAACGTCGTTTAATGTTATTAAGTGGTTCTGTATTATTGGCACCCCCTACCTTTCTTACAAAATATTCTCTCTCTAATTGTTGTAATGTTTTCATAATTTTTCAGGGATCTGAAATACTGGGTAACGACGAGCAAACTCAAAAAAAAACTTCCTATCCATTGGTAGCTCATACACTTTATATTGAGAACGAATCATCAGCATGAGACTACGGGGAAAAGCTAAAGTGAATCTTCTTTCAAACTGTTTTCCTCCTAATGTTTGTGCAAACTTTTTATCATGTTGAGCTTCACGATAATCAGCAACATTCATTTTTACAGCCTGTTCCTCATCTGGGGCAACTTTCGCCCAAAGTTGAATTAATTCATCAATAACCGTCCATACGTCTTTATTCTTCCTTAATTCTATAACTTTTTCAGCAGCTTGCACGCTTTCCGCTTTTCTTATTTTTCCATTATCCTTAACTAAAAATGTCATAAAAATTGTGGGCTCCAGCCAGTCTTGGCAACCCCTGAAGCCCTGTCTTTCTTTTTTTTAGGAATAGTAGAGGTGAAAGAAACCCTACGTTTTATTTTTCCTTCAGCCAAAATCAACATTAAACTCTTAACCAGCTTGAGCGTATCCAGTTCTCTTAAGGTCTCCGCTTTCTTCGAGTACCTCAAGAGTAAATTCTGTTACCCAATGTCCTCTGTCGGCGTCTCCAATCTTTCCAAGTTCTTCAAACATAGGTTTATCCAGATATGCCACTTTGTGCAAATCTTCCCTAAGTCCATAAACTGTAGTAGACCCCGCGTCGTTTCGAACGTCTCTGTGATGCATAATTCTATGTGATCCCACAGCTGAGTCATAAACAAGAATATCTTTTGTTAATCTTCGTTCTTTAGCATCAATATATCGAGTTGCGTTTCCACCGAAGCCAGCAACCGCTTGCTTTATTCTTACGGTACATAAAACCATATCGAATATTTTATCTGCGCGAACCGTATCATATGCATCTGCTGTCATATCGTTAAGTTCTTGTTCTGAAAACGAAGTTCCAGAATCTCTATTTGTTACGACAGAAGTTATAAATGCATCAATTCCATCCATTTGACGGGCAGATCCTGATGAACCAGAAGCCTTAACCGCGTTAAGAATAGAGTATTCCATCTTCATCTTAAGTTGTCTAAGACCGTCTGCTTTCTGCCATGCGTATGGATCGCCCATAGCCGCTACGTTTACTTTTCTTTCAGTTCGTGAAACCTGAATAGGCTGCTTAATGATTTGAGTTACGTTGTTTACTCTTGATGGTTGAGTTAAATCGGAAAAAACAGTATCCGCACCTTCCGCGTCCACACTAACAGATGTTGGACGTGAGATGTTATACTCTAGCCATTCGTGCAACGTGTTCTTAGCCTCCGATGTACCAAATAAGGTCATCAAAGGTGTTTCATCGGGACTTATATCGCCGATAACATCAAGCAAATCCTCTCTTCTAGCTGCATCTTGATAAGTTATTAATCCCCAGGCCATATATATTCACCCCCTCTTCCTTTCCTTTCAATTTCCATACTGTTTATAACTCCCGATAAGGGAGTTTGTATGGAAATCTCTCCTTATCAGGACACCTCTTTAGCTTCTTTTGGAAGAATATGAGGTGTATTAACCAATCGTTTTGCAAGCGCTTCTGTATTACCCATTCTTGTTTTAAATCTCAACTCCTGTAATTCTGCATCGTTAGTTGGTGCAGGTGGATTACCTGGTTGAGATGGAACTTGGGTTGAGCCTTGCTGTTTGAGTTCCTTAGCTTTTTTAGCGGCTTCCTCAGCCTCTTTTTTTGCTTTTTCCTCATCAGTCGTTGGTGTCGGCTGTTGTGTTTGTGTCTGTATCTTAATAAAATCCGCCGCCTCCTTAAAAGTTAAAGGACGGCCTCCATAATCGTCTGCGTTATACATCGAATCAATCAAAACTCCGCGAACTTGTTTATTAAAACTTTGATTAAAAGTCTTCTCGTCTTTTGGATTAAGTTCTGGATAAGTGGTAAATGCCTCCTTATTTTGACGATCAATTTCTCTTGATTCCGCTGACTTTATATAAGATTCCATCGCTTGTTCGACTCTACTCGCCTTTTGATTAATTTCGGCAATATGAGTCTTCATTTTTTCTACATTAACTACCGACTCACCCGTTGTAGGATCAGTTTCAATAAAATCTTGTGGGTTTACTCGAGTTGGTTGGTTCGTAGTTGACGGAACATTCTGAATCGGCGCAAAAGTTTGGGTTGATTGATTTCTCTGTTGAATCTCTTTCATAAGAGCTTGATTTGATTCAAATAAACGTTTATTACTATCAATCAATTTTTCAAATTGAACGCGCGTCCTTTCTCTTGTATCCTCTGATAATGGCGTTGTTGTCATAGGGGCCGCTGGTGTAACCGTAGGCTGATCTGGCGACGCCGCCACTACTGGAGTAGTAGGATCTAGTTGTGATACGACACTTTGTGTTGGTTCTGGCATGTTTACTGGTTTCACCCCCTTTCAAATGCGAAGTATTTATCATGTCCCCTACGCAAAGGGACAAGGCGGTTGTGAAAATATAAATTTCCCCAACAACCTGTAAATGTGCAATTAGAAGTTGATTGGTTTACCCTTGTGAAAAAGCTTACCTTTTCTAACTTCTATATGGCCAATAAGACCAAAGTGACACTTAGTGCATTTTGCTCCACTAGGCGCTACTTTGAACTCATGCGGACACTTTCTATCAGGCTGAATTTGTTCGTGAACAACTTCATTCAACTTCCAAAAATCACGAGCCTTAGAATTAATTCTTAATGAACCTTCATCCGATGGCGGCATCGGGGGAAGAATTTTATCTGCCATATTTCTTTTTCTTTTTTCTTAATGGTAATTTCTTTACTTTGACTCCCCTCAAATATTCTTTTGCTTTAAATCTAGATAAACCCTTAATTTTTTTCTTACCACTGGCAATCAACCCCATAAGTCTTGCTTGTACCCTGCTTTTTACTGGCATATTTTTTTACCCTCCTCTTTCTTTTAACCTTTAATTTAGGTTCATGGATTGTCCAAATGTTTTTGATTTTTTTCCAAAATTCTTTTATCATATTTTCATTGCTTGAATTTTTATTTCACCTCTCTTTTTCTTTTCAAGATATTCGGAATGACTAATAGATTTCTGTATCCATTCTAAAAGTTCTTTAGCGACATTTGCCGCATGAAAACCATTTAGCTCTCTCCACTCCCATTCTTTTTGATTAGGGGCGTTTCGCGGATCAACCCATGAATGAAATCCTAAATCTTCTAATTTTTTTCTCAAAATTTCAAAACCCGCTGTTTTTGTCATCTCATAAAGAGCTTGACCTTCATTTAGTTCATCTCTTTCTATTTCATTTAGCCGTACCTCTTTTTTTTCTTCCATAGTTTTTATTGACCTTGATTAAAAAATTTTTCTAATGCTGGTGATTCGACTGACGATGTATTAATTTGTGGTTGGGCGAAAGGACTATTAGTTGTCGTTTCTCCACCCACGTTAGGATTAGTTTCGCCTGGAATTCCAGTTGGAGGCACACTAATTGACGCCCCGCCTGATATCCCACCCGATGCACCACCAGACAAAGCAGCTAATGAATTCTGGCTTCCCGCGCCTCCCTGTACCTTTTCAAAGAACTGCTCCGCATCATTAAAACCTAAATCTTCAAGCCATGAAACAAATAAATCCTTAAATTTTGGTTTTACTCCTTCAGCCGCCAACATCATAGTTACATTAGGATTGGTTGAAAGAAGAGAAACCGCAGCTTGTCTTGCTTGTTTTCTTTCCTCATCTGAATTTAGGGCCATTGATTCTACATCAACCGTAAAATCAAAAGTTCCCAAAACATCTTTTGGTTCGATATGTAGTTTTGCCCCTTGCTTATTTTCCTCCATCTGAAGTTTTGGAACAAAATTGGGTTGGCTTTCTGAACCAGTATTAACTGGAAATTTAAACTCACTCGCCTCAGATAATATTTTCAATTCTTCTTCCCCTGGACCTTTATCTCCTTTAACTACTTGGTCGATAGCTTTATTACCCTGCTCTAAAGTTTCAACATCTAACGCGACCTCTTCATTTAATCCCTGTTGCTGAAAATACTTTAGAGCATCACCGCCAATAATTCTAAGAATATAATATTTTTTATTCTTATCGGCAAAAAGAAGTAACTGGTTCATTGAATGCCAAAGTATCAATTGTCTTTTAATGGCGTCGGCTAAAAAGATTTGATTAAAATTATCACGAGCATTTCTCTGAAGTTGAAGAGCTTTAACTTCGGTAGCTGTTTTATCTTTTTGGAACGGTTGAACATTAGAAATTCCAAGAGAAGCTTCTCCTAAAGAGTTCATCATCGAAGCAACTAAAACCGAATAAGTATTATTGAAATATTGCGCCGCGTTAGAACGGGATTCAACAAGCCTAAAATCGGTCATTGGATTATTCATTATCCACCGTGCCCCCTTACCCCATTCAAGAGTATGTTGTCTTACCCCAGGTCCAATAGCAATTGGCGTATAAAGTTGCTGGTTAATTTCATCAACATACTGACAAAGTAAGGCATTAATAGCCTTTTGAAGACTTTTAACTGGTTCAATTTCACTTAAACCGTATAAATCATCATCTATTACATAATAACGAAGCATAGTTATTGGAATTTCATTATTTTTATAAGGATTAGAAATATCTCTTAAAACGACACCATGTTTTGGGGCGAATGTAATCCAGCGGTCTCTTCGGTATTCAGTGATGATTTCAATTGTTTTAAAAGTAGCGTCTTTTCCATACGGGTCGGTTTCAAGTCCAGCAATAGCTCTATTTCTTGACAACCAATTAACGCTTCGGGAATCTCCACCACTACCTGGAGTTTTTTCATTATTTTTATCCTGATCTACGGCATATTTTAATTTATCAATATTTTTGTAAATTGGTTTACTTCTGGATTGATCGTTGACATTCTTTAAGTCTTGCAGGGTAACATATTGTCTAACCTGAAACCAATTACAATTCTCGATAGCGGTTGCCGTTAAATCGTGAGCGCAATCTCGATTATTAAGAACGGTCATGTCTGGACCGTCAAAAAGAACCTTACCCCCCCTGTCTTCCTCATATCTCCACTTACATAAAGCAAAAGCCGCACCGTATTTACGCGTATTAATATCCATCAAAGCCCATTTAGCAATCATTGAGCCGCCGTTGGTCGCCATATCCCATTGGTAGTCCAAAAGCTGGTTGTTAATACGGGCCGAAAGAATATCCGCTCCTTCTCGCGGAATTAGTTTTCCTTTAGGTTTATTAGAAATTAATCGTGAAGTTTTTTCAAAAATGAAAGTAAAGATACGCGGATCAAATAAAAGAGCATCATAGGGCCAGTTATTTTCATCAATCCAAGAACGGAAAAGCTCATCTGCTTCATTAAAAGAAATTGAACCGACACGGTTTTTACCCGTAGAACGTCTTTCGGTTTCCTGAAAACCCTGATCGGTATGGAGTTTACATTCATGAAATGTCTGCTCCTCTTTTTTAGTACTATTACTTAAATCCAAATTGGTCAATGTAGACATGTATTTTATGACATAAAAAAACCGACCACTGTTTTCACTCAAAGAGTGAATTTCACTGTTAAATGAAAATGGTCGGTTAAATGGTATTGTTTACCTTTTCAACCTATGTCTCGATAAAAAGATATAGAACTATAACAAGAATGTCAAGTCCTATATTTATTCATCTTTTTTTAACAAGATCGGTTCTCCCACACGATCACTCTCTTCACCGCGTACGAATAAAACAACCCCCTTTTGAATTTCAACGCTGATTGTCCCATAACCATTTCCTATTGCAATATTATTTAAAGCTCTAATTATTTTCCAAACAACAAAAGGATTAACCTTAGTTTTATCTAAAATATCAAACAGAACATAAAGATCTGGTTTGACGGTTTTAAGCATCTGGCGGAAGGCAAACTCATTTTTAGACTGTTGCTGATAATAATCCAATTCTTCAGCTATTTTTTTCATCCCGAGTCACATCCTTTTTAGCTACAACTTTTTTTGCTTGTTGTTCAACTATTTTTCTAATTTGAAATAATTTAATTTTTTCCCGTAGGTCGACAACCGAATCTGGCATATCAATATATAAATGACACTTTTTAAATTTCTTATCCGATCCACAATAACAATTTTTGTTTCGTAAATTACCTAGTCCCATATTATTTAAACCTCCACTTCTCCCTCCTTCTTCTCGATTCAGCTTCATCAACCTCCCCAAAATCAATTGAGGGAGTTAACATCTGAATTTGCCATGACCCCGCCGTTGAAACAACTAGATCATCTTTTTTGTTAGCTTTAGCTTGTCCTCTCCCTCTGATTAACATAAAATTCATAATTTGTTTAATCTGCTCCTCATCATACATTTTAACAATCCCTTGGTTAATAGCCAGTGAGAAATCATCGAACATTTTACGACGTGTTCCTTGTAGTTCTCCTCCCGATAAATGGCCTGTCGTAACCCATCCAACCCCTCCACCTTCATGCATAGCGGTTGCCGAAAAATCAACCATCCGAAAAAGGTCGGGATAATTTAATTGCTGAAGAACATAAATAGTGGCCGCGCCCGTATTTCGTTCCACCGCAAGTTTTGGCCAGATGCCAGTTTCATGCTCTATAAACTTAGCCATGCTGTTTAACTCATATCCAAATTGGCTAGACTCAATAATTTGGTTAAAAACTAAAGGAAAATCATAATATTTTTTAGAACAGACAACCGCAGCGCAATAATCTTGCGACTCGGCAGGATCTCCAAACAATACCAATTGTTCTCCTCGCTCTAACTCCCTATACTGACGGGCTGGATAATAATCACTTAACATATTTTGTCAATTTAATTTTCTTCTTATTCCTTTTTACGATGTTTAAAAATAATTTTATTTTTCATGCCCATTGTCCATCCATTGCAAACTTTCCCTGTCGTAAGGGAGTTGGGCGTGTTTTTAACATGTCCTTTAATTTCATTACATTAAAATAAGGACTTCCCGACGTAACAAACGCTTCATCTGGATCTTGGGGGTATTCCTGCTTCCACATCATCTCGTTAGGAAAATCTTTCTTTTTCTCTTCTACCCATTCTTTTGTATAGAATTCATCCCATCCAAAAAACTGAGGCCGATAGACGCTTAACCGTTTTCCGTCAGTGCCAAACTGGTTGGCCTGTTCCCACGTCTTCTGGTAAAAATTACCCTCACCGTTTGCAGTTGATTCAATAAAAATCATACCTTTTCCCTGAGGCACTTGTTGAGCAGTGCCCACCACAATCTCTTGGGCGGTAATAAGCTCTGTATCAGCATAAAATGCCGTTTCAGAAAAAAGGATGTTTTTAGCCGTCCCCCCGCGACCCCCAACTTTCGCTCCCGCTGTCCCTATATAAAACATAGCGTTGTTGGTGGCGTTCTCCAACATATTGCGGTTGTCGGACTTCAAGAACTGTTTAGCAATTATTTCAGGATGTAATTTATTTTTTTTAGCTAAAATTTGAAAATATGAATCGAGATAACTTTTTACCTTCTTAAAAAGAATATCAGTAGAATCTTTACGATGAGATATACAGATAGATATAGAATAAGGCCGTAGTAGAAAGTCTGTCGCAAAAAGAGCCAATACAAATGAAGAAATACCTTCTTGTCGCGCCTTAAGTACAATTTCTCGCACTCCCTCAAATTCTGGATATATTTGTGATAAAATGTCATAGTATTTATTCTGTACTTTATTAAAATAAAAAGGAACGGGAACCTGCTTTTCCTTCTCTAAAATTTGGAAATTATCCTGAATAAAATTTTTATATTTTATCTTCATTAATCTTTACTTCTTCCCCTTCAATATAGCTTGATATTCTATCTTTATGAGATTGAATAACATTAACAACCGCGGGTGTTGCATTTTTAGGTTTTTCAAAAAAGTCGGCATAATCGGCCACTTTCATTAATCTATCCCACCATTCGGGAGTTTTAGAATCAACCATTTTTTCAGCGGCAACATCTAACATCTTTCCATATCCGTACCCCTTTTTTTCTAGATAGACTCTTCCTAAAGCTTTAGCTTTTTTTAAATAATAAGATCCCATATTAGCGGCTGAAGCAAGAGAAGTGACATTGTTAATAACCAAAGACGCTTGAGTTGCATTTCCTCCATTTTTTATAAACTCTTCCAAAAACTGCTCAAGTTTAGAAACCACTTGCATTCCTTTTTTAGTCATAATAATCTTTTTACCCTTTTTCGTAGTTTTATTAGCCTCGGCTATTTTTAAGGATTCTTCCTTGGAAGGCCGTAATTTTATTTTAGATATTAACGTGTTCATTTTATTTAACTGAAATTCTTGTTTCCGTTAAGGGCGGAACCCATTTTGCGACCCCGTATACTTGACTGTTTTCTTTAATATATTGCATACCAAATCTCTCAACCTTCTCTACAATATCCAACCATTGGTTTTCGTCAGTTCCCAACATTTCTTCTTTTTTCATCTCCCCGCACAATTTGCATATCCAGATACAGGTTGTTATTCCAAATACCGCTTTTTCAAGAAGTTTCAAATCTTGAATGACGGTTTGAAGATTTTTAACTGGCGGCGCGTAGGTTTTTGCTATAACTTCCCAATTGTGTTTACAAACTTCTAATTGGAGATCATTATCTTGAAATAGATTCATTGTTTTTTGAAAGAACCCTTTTATCATCTTGTTTAAAAACTAATAATCTGATTGCGTGACGAATACATTCGGAACGGTTATATTTTTGTTTAAGACAATATTGATCTAACACGTCAAGAAGTTCAAGCGGAAGTGAAATTATTATTCTACTCATACATATAAAATATGATACTAATTATTTTTTGTCAAGTGGAATTTAGCAAAGCTTAATGACAAGTGCTAAATTTAAGCAGATTCTAAAACGCTTTTAGGTAGTTTAGGAGTTTGATTTCTCTTCCATCCAACCACCGTAGCCAAATCATTTAGTTCAAAATGAGAATCTTTATTACCAGTAAAATATTCGGGGAGTCTAGACTGTTTTCTACTCTTTCTTTTTAAAACCCTTCGCTCATTACAGAATTTCCTATAAGGAATCCAACCCCCGAAGACTTCGTAGAGTGCAACTAAGCGATTAGTTTTCACAACAAACTGGTTTGAAGGGTAATTCCCTTCAATTCTTAGTAATTTCCCGCCAAAAGTCGTAAAAAAGGCGGCCCTATCAATAACGTTTGTTATAATTATCATATTCTGACTTTATTTTCAAGCATCCTCTTTAAATCTAGGTTAAATTTTGCATTCATTTCATCTAATTGTTTCTTTAAATTTCTTAATTTATCCAACTAATTTAGCTTTTTAACTTTCTCCTTTTTAAATTCATTAGAAATTATTAAAGCATATCCGCAATTAGGACAAATATCATATCCACTCCTCCTTGCAGTTGGGTCAATGGGATATTTACACCTTGGACAGATTGGTTGATTCATTTGCAAGTTTAAGTAAAACGTCGGCATGACATTCCTCGTTCAGGGCACACCAACAAGCTAAATTCTTTCCCCCAAGCTCTTTTTTAATGGTTTTCTTCGTAAAATGGGTAAGAAGCCATTGTTCATAAAGCTGGAGAGATTCTTTTTTTCCAAACTCGTTAACCTTATAAGGATTACCCCATCTCGATGGTCGGCCAACATAGACCGTTTCCAAAAGATTTGGGGACATGTAGGGATGTTGGCGGGTTCTTTGTATTCTTACTGGTCTATTTCTCATTATTGATTAGTTTTAATTTATCTAATATTTGTTGTCTTAATCCATTTCTAATCGCTCTAACACTATCCCTTCCAGACCAATCGTCAACTGGTTTTTCCATCTCTCCTACCGCTTCAACTACAGTTTTCTCTATCTCCCGTCTGTAAGATAAAAGCTCTTGGCGGATAAACTCTTCTATTGCACGAGCTAAATAGCATTGTTCACCATTTTTAAGAAAACCGTATTTATCCATAAGTCCATCATCTCGGACAAACTTCTTCGTAAATTTCTCTATTATTTCCTCCTCTAGTTTTCTCATAGATTATTTCTGAATTTCTAATATTAGCTCGTTCAAGTCTATGTAAAATTTCGTGCTTTAAGGTATTTATATCAAATGCGGTTTCTTCTAAATCAGTTGACAATTGTTCTTGTTGTCTGGCAAATAATTCACTTACATATTGATAGGTGGCTACTAATTCTTCGTCAGACATTTTCGCTACTCTATTAGCAAAAATAACTCTACTTTTTTTATCCTCTAGTTTTCCCATAAATTATTTCTCATTTACTATTAATTATAAACTATAAACTATAAACTATTCATGCAAATAATAGAATAAGAATAATTGTTATTAAAATATGAGTACTAAACCAAGCCCATAAAGAAATCGCGGGAGTCCATCCTAATTTTGCGAATAACCAAGTTAAAAAAACTACAAGTAGCATAATTACCCACCTCCTACGTCAATTATATCATATTTACCACTTTTATTCAAGAGGGGGAAAAATTTTTGGGAAAATTTTTGGAGGAAANTTAAAAGGGGGTACCTATTATCCTACANAACAAATATCACTTTTTTAAAATGTTATTTAGACTGAACGCATAGTATACCTTAAGTCAAGCCCCTAGCTCCCTTTATACACAGAGGGGGTGGACTTCATTATTAGCACTCTCCACTTCCGACTGCTAACATATAGTAGTTTATCTTACTATAACAATCTAACGTATACATCACGCGCACACAAGCAATACATACGACGTCGTAAAAGACATAATTTACGACGTTATGTAGGCACGCCATCACTCAACCACCATGCTATAGGGTAGTAATACTATTAGCACTCTCCGCCTCCGACTGCCAATTCTAGCGGTTTTTTCTGGATACTTTTATCAACCGATTTTTTGTTGGTTTTTTTGAGTATTTTCTGGAACTTTTGAGGCTAAATAGTGAGCTAGTCGGAAAATGACATAATTAGCTTTAAAATACTCAAAATTTGACCTAGTTAATTACTACTCCGATATATCTATTTGACTTGACAATAAAAAATAGCGGTGTTATACTCCTTGCAGGATAGAAAAAAAAGCACTTTAAAAATAAGCAAGTCAACCGAGTAATTACCATAGATAAATTTAATTTTACTTTAATTTTATTCTATGATTTTATTCTGTATTTTTAATCTATTGAACAATCGTTCACTATAAATAAAAACATGAGCTTTGCGGGTATTTGTTTCGTCTACCTACAAGGCTATAAATTATAAGTTTTAAAAAATGAAAGGTGGTGAATAAAATGAGAAACTGGACTGAATTTATAGAAAAAAATACTATCAGATGTGAAGCTGGTTATAGAGGCGGTGGAATTGAAATTGGATTATCAGATTTATTCCCGACAATAGACGACCCGAGAATAACAGCATACCAAAATTATCTAGGTGGTGATCTGTTGGGTAGAATTTGCAACAGCGCAAGTTTTGAACCGTCCAACCTAAGTAAGAAAAACCAAAAAATATTCTCAAGAGTTTGTGAAGAATTAAAAAAGTATTTTCACAATTTAACCAACCACGAGGGCGACGAATGGGAGGAGGAAAGCTATCAGGAAAATCAACTAAGAAAGCCCGTATCGGCTTATTGAATATCAACGCCCGCCCGCCTTATAGGTGGGCAAGCGCAGATAGTCAAGAGTTAAAAATTAAATTATAGAAAGCGAGGCGATAAAAATGCAGAAAGTCTATAAAAAATTGAGTCAAGACCAGATAAAAAGAGGAGTTATATTTTCAAGTTGTCTATCGGTTTTTAGAACTGAACAGTCAACCGATTTGATACATGAAGTCTTGGAAAGCGAACCAGACAAATGGCAAAGAGTGGAACGATTAAAAGATGATAAGTTTTTTAATGCGAGCCACTGGAAGTATAACATTTTAAGGAATTAGTTTTTAGCTTCTGTGCCCGTCCAGACTGACAGGCGCAGAGAGTTAAAAGTTAAAATTTTAGAGAGGTAGGTGAGCAAAATGGATAACGTAATAATTAACGATTGTATCAATGCAATCAATGAGGGACGGGAGATACCCGCCCGAATTAAAGATTTTAAAATTAAGTATATCTCAACTGATGGTTGGAGAGGTTATTATAAAGCCGAGCCGACCAAAAAATCAGGTTGGGTTGAACTGGATAGTGATTGGGTAACTGGTAATTGGGAGGACGCGCCGAGTGGACACGGCGGAAGTGAGGTAGAAAGTAAACTAACCAGAGTTGTAAAAGAAATTAAAAAGTTGGGAGGGGAGATAAGAATTGTATTTT